AGAAGGTACAGTGGCGTAAATTCATGGCAGGCTCGTACAACCAAGAGCGATACGGCAATAGACCGCAGACAAACGTGACGATATCCGTGGGCGACATGCATTTAGACGCCCTGCGCAAAGTTAATTCTGACTTGGCAGCTATCCATAAAGAAGATCAAGAGCGTGAAGCAAAGACGATTGACGCAGATTACAAGGATGTATCAGATGAGTGATAACCCATTAACAGAGTTTGTCCTACGTTACCGCGACGAGCCAGTGCTATTTGTCAAAGAGGTGCTAGGCGCAACACCATACGATTATCAGGAGGAGTTCTTGAACGCCATTGCATCTGGCGAGCGTAAGATGTCGGTCAGGTCAGGCCACGGCACGGGTAAATCCACGTCCGCGTCTTGGGCTATGCTCTGGTTTCTCTTGCTACGTTTCCCGAATAAGGTCGTTGTCACAGCGCCCACATCAAGCCAATTGTTTGACGCATTGTTTGCCGAGCTAAAGCGTTGGATAAACGAGTTGCCACCCCACCTACAGCAATTGATTACCACCAAATCTGACCGCGTAGAGCTAACGTCAGCTGCGTCCGAGGCTTTCATATCAGCTAGAACGTCACGCGCCGAGACGCCAGAAGCGTTAGCAGGTGTTCACTCTGAGAATGTTCTTCTGGTGGTAGATGAAGCATCAGGTGTGCCTGAGAAAGTCTTCGAAGCTGCTGCTGGCTCTATGTCAGGCCACAGCGCAACCACGCTACTCCTATCTAACCCCACGCGATCTTCTGGAACATTCTTTGAGAGCCAAACACGTATGGCTAAGAGCTGGTGGACGCGCAGATGGTCGTGCGTAGATAGCCCGCTTGTATCAACAGAGTTTGTTGACGAAATGCGTGAGCGTTACGGCGAGGATAGCAACGCATTTCGAATACGTGTGCTAGGCGAGTTCCCAATGGCTGACGATGATACGATTATACCGTTTCACGTCGCCGAGAGCGCCATACATCGAGATATTGAGGTTACGCCTGACATTAGGCCAATATGGGGCTTGGACGTGGCAAGATTTGGCACTGACAAAACTGCATTGTGCAAAAGGTATGGCAATGTCGTGACAGATATTACCGCGTGGCAGGGATTAGACTTAATGCAGACTGTGGGCAGAGTAATGGCTGAATATGAAAGCCTATCACCCAGCCTGCGCCCAAACGAGATCCTTGTGGATAGCATTGGCGTTGGCGGCGGTGTAGTTGATAGATTACGTGAGTTAGGCGCTCCAGTGCGTGGAATTAATGTTGGTGAAGCGCCTGCAATGGGCAAGACTTACACAAACTTACGCAGCGAGCTGTGGTTTAAGACAAAGGGATGGCTCGAAGATAGATCCTGCAAATTGCCCAAGAATGACCAGCTCTTAGCCGAGCTAACTGGCATAAGGTACTCATTTACCAGCGCGGGCAAGATGAAAGCCGAGAGTAAAGACGAAATGCGCAGGCGTGGCCTAAAATCGCCCGATTTAGCCGACGCATTATGCCTCACGATGGCTTCCGACGCAGCTACAGCCTTATCTGGCGCAAATATAAGCTGGAAAAAGTCAATTAAACGCAATTTAAAGGGAATTGCATGAACCAAAAAAAATTTTCAAATTTGTCACCCAAGATGAAAAATTTAATGATGAATAAATGGATAAAAAGCTATATGAGCCGTGGTTTGACGTTGGAAGATGCCCAACATGCCGCTAGGTGGCGCGCTGGGACGTGGAAGTTGTCAGATAGAATGCGCGTTGTACTAGCTAATATGGATAAATTGTGATAGCTTGTAAAAAAATACTATCATAGGCTGTAATTATGTCACAAAATCAATTTATGAGCTTCTTAAACTCGCTAGACAAAGGTGCGAGCGACAGAAACAGCATTACCGAGTTTCTGGCTAATGTTTTGACGCCCGGCGACGAGATGGAATATGTTAACGGTCAACTTATGACTACTGGCGGCAAACCTGTCGAAAATATGGGCGCAAAAACAAGTTACGGCACGCTAGGCCAAGCTAATTTTGCTGGCAATGACCCAGTTAAGCAGGGTTTGCTATCAAAAATGACTGAAGCGCCCGATAAAGCAGCGCGTAAGTTTGGTTTGCTTGAGACTAGCCCGCCACCACTAAGGCCAAGCCCAGCGCCTAGCTCAGATTTTGCCCCTGTTACTCAGATTTTACCAGTTGAAGTAATGATGGGTATTGATCAGTCTAACTTTCCTGACAAGCAAGGATTTATAGAATATTTAACAAACCAATTTAATAATACGCCACAATTGTATAACTCTGGTATGCTTGGCCCTGACGCATTAAGCCAAATGTACCAAGCATATGAGATAGGTAAGATGGCTGAAGGTTATTTAGGTTAATGGGCTTACTAGACCAACAAAGGCCAATGAGTTTCTCTGGAAAGAGAACGGCGACGCCATACCAAGGCATTACAGCAATGGACGCCGCAAGATTTGTAGCTGAAGCCACGCCTATTATTGGTGACGCTATGGCAGCTAAAGAAGTTTACGACGAATTACAAAAGCCAGACCCTAATTATGCAATGGTGGCAGCTCTAGGCGGCGCAGCTCTCGTTGGATTAGTTCCCGGCCTTGGCGACGCTATGGCTGCTGGCATTAAGAAGGGCGCAAGAGGATTACTTGATGCATCTAAACGGATTGAAGTTGATCCAAGTGTGATGGGTATGTCTGGCGGTAATTTTAGATTAAACCCAAAATCCAGCAATATTCCACGTAATATGCCAGCAAATAATGTTTTAGATGCAGTTGATAAATTAACGCCAGAGCAAATAAACGCGGCTACTAAATTTGAAAGAAAGTCTGGGTTTGCAAAGCCGCGTGTTGGCGGTGGTCGCGCAAAAGATCCTGCATTATTTACACCATTTTCATCTAAAAAACAAACAGGCATCCCACCAAGTGAGTGGAAAGTTAAGGGAAGGAAACTTAGCTCAGAAACTGTAGATCCTACTTTTAAAACTGCTGAAGATTTAAAAAATGAAGGCTTTACAGATATGTTTGGCTTTGTGGCAGATGGGACTATAAGTGATACTGTAATTGATGAGATTAATGATTTAAAATTTAGTAGACCAGTTATGCAACAAGGTGGGCATGAATTTGGAGATAAAGGTAAATTAGGGTTTGCATCAGATAATGTAGCATTAGACACAAAAAGAAAATCTTGGGAAAAAATTGCACGAGAAGGTGGAAAGCCTATTGTTAGCCCTATGACAATGGGTGCGGCTGGCGGTGATTTTAGTATGCACCAAACAATGAATTTAGCTCAAGCTATACTCGCAAATGCTGATAATATAGACCCTAATTTTGTGCCTCTTAGGGGTGCAATTAAAAATAATAATAGACTTTTACCAGAGGGCATGGGTCTACTTAGCCCAGAATTACCAGCTTACCTATCGACATTAAAAGGTGGGGAACGTGCGGCTTTTGTAAAATCATTAGATACAGCGCCAGCTTTAGCGGCTGGTGTTCCAAGTGTGGGCGCTATCCGATGGGCAACAACTGCTCCAGAGTTAACCAACCAGCCACTTTTAAGTAGTGGATACAGAGCATTTCAGCCTGACGTTGAAAATTTCTTAGATTATGGAAACACTCACGCATCATATAATGCTACTATAAATAGGATTGGCAATAATATGACGATGGGTGATGTCCGCCCTTGGTATATGCAATTCCCCGATGAGGCTTACCCAAAAATGGTAGCCAGCACCCCAAGCGGATCAAACATGCTAAAGACAGAGGCTTTACCTAAAGACATAAGAGGTTTTCAAATGAATCCAAACATGTCACAAAAAATAGATAATGAGTGGGTTGAGGCAAATATGATTTATGATGAAATATTAAAAACTCAAGGCAGACAAGCCGCAGAGCTATTTGGTCTGGATGCTTTAGTTAACCGCGCACAGAGGTTAGGTAATTATTAAAAAGTCATAACTGGCGCGATCTTTGTAAATATGTTATACAGAAATAAACTGAGAGCTGACTAATGCCAATTACAACATATGCAGAATTAAAGACAAACATTGCAGAGTTTCTTAACCGAGATGATCTAGCATCAATTTCGTCTACGTTTATATCGCTTGCTGAAGATGATCTAAACCTTAGATTGCGTCATTGGCGGCAAGAGAAGCGAAGCACAGCCGAGATTGACACGCAATATAGCGCAATACCCGCAGATATGCTAGAAATAATACGATTTTACACAACAAGCGGAGATACACGCCCACTTGAGTTAATATCGCAAGCAGAAATGCTTGATCGCAAGTTTAGAAACTTAAACACAAGCGGTCAGCCGGCATATTACGCGCTTACAGCAGGTGAAATTGAAGTTTACCCAGTGCCAGACGGAACATACACGTCAGAATTGTATTATTACAGTCGAATACCCGCGCTAAGTGACAGCAATACATCAAATTGGGTATTAGATTACTATTCTAGCGCATATTTGTATGGATCGTTAATACACTCTGCGCCATACTTAAAAGATGACGCAAGAATACAAGTGTGGGCTGCGTTGTACCAAAACGCAATTGATGCAATTAATACTGAAAGCGAAAAAGCTAAATTTGGCGGATCAGGTCGCCGTATGAAAATAAGGGCATACTAAAATGAGTTTTACAGATACATTTGAAACACGAGTATTAACTTGGGTGTTTACTGCAAGTTCAGCGACACGCCCGACAGCTTGGTTTGTGGCATTATACACGGCATCCCCAAATGATGCAGGTGGAGGCACTGAAGTTAGTGGCGCTGGTTATGTAAGGAAAGCCGCAACATTCACAGTCTCCGGAGATACTGCAAGTAATTCTGGAGCAATTGAATATCCAACTGCAACAGGTAATTATGGCACAGTTAGCCATGTTGGTATTTTTGATGCATCATCTGGTGGTAATTTAATAGCATACGCAGCTTTAACAGTGTCAAAAACTATTTCTACAGGTGATGTTTTGCGTATACCTGCTGGAGATTTAGACGTTACTTTATCATAAGGATAAAAAATGGCATTTATAATTAAAGATAGAGTACGTGAGTCAACAACCACAACAGGCACTTCAGCAATTTCACTGGGTGGGACTTCTACTTCATTTCAGACATTTAATTCTAATATGTCAAATGGTGATACAACGCATTATGCAATAGTTCACCAAACTGCTGATGAATGGGAAGTTGGTGTAGGCACTTGGAACACAGGCAATACATTAACACGGACAACTGTTTTATCTAGCTCTAACAGCAACGCAGCAGTAAATTTTACATCTGGAACTAAAGATGTATTTATGACTTACCCGGCCACTAAGTCTATTAATAAAGATACTGGCAAAGTTGACATAGATGCTTTAGGCATTAACGCTAGTAGTGTTTCTGGCTTTACTGTAGGCGTATCTGTTCCTTCAAATGCATTATTCACAGACACTAACACCACCTATTCTGTAGGAGATGGTGGTTTAACACAAAAGAACTTTACAACTACTTTAAATACTAAGTTAGATGGTATAGAAGCTAGTGCAACAGCAGATCAAACTGATGCTGAAATTAGGGCAGCTGTAGAAGCGGCATCTGACAGTAACGTGTTCACTGACGCAGACCATACTAAACTTAATGCAGTGGAAGCATCCGCAGACGTTACAAATACAGCAAACGTAGTGGCGGCACTTACAGCAGGGACTAATGTTTCTATTGCGGCAAACGGTACTATTAGTTCTACAGACACTAACACAACTTACTCAGTTGGCGATGGTGGTCTAACGACTAATGATTTTACCAATGCAGATCACTCTAAATTAGACGGCATAGCCGCAAGTGCTAACAATTACACTCACCCTAATCACTCAGGCGAAGTCACATCGACAGCCGATGGTGCTACAGTCATAGCTGACAACGTAGTAGATGAAGCTAATCTAAAGGTAAGCAATACGCCTACAAATGGTTATGTACTAACTGCACAATCAGGTAATACAGGTGGTTTAACATGGGCGGCGTCTTCTTTATATGAAACTGTTGGTACAATTACAACTGGTACTATTGACCTTGCTACTGGCAACGTCTTCGCTGATGCGCCTTCTGCCAATGCAACCTATGTATTCAGCAACCCTGCCGCCTCTGGTTTAGCTAATGGCTTTACACTCAAGATAACCCCTTCTGCTACTGTGACAATCACTTGGCCTACTTCGGTTGACTGGGCTGGTGGTACTGCACCTGACGCTCCTGCTAGTGGCGCTACGAATATATATACGTTCTACACGACAGACGGTGGTACGACTTACTACGGCTTCTTAGCTGGCGGAGCAATGGCATGAGCATAGCTAGACTGATGCAACAGGCTTCTGCTGGTGTGTCTGCTGGTGGTGGTGACGCATGGACTGATCCTGACTTAGCTAATGCAAGTTATGATAATGTTAGCTTTAGTATTGCCGCTAGTAATACAGCAGATGTTTACTTTAAGCCTGATGGTACTGATTTTTTTGTTACAAACATTGGTGGCACAATAAAAAAATATAGTATGACAACACCTTGGGACTTAGCAAGTGTGTCATATACTGGTAGTTCTTTATCTGTATCCAGCCCCTTCGGGCTATATTTTAAAACTGATGGAACTAGGCTGTATTTTATAAACAATGGTACTGATACAGTAAACCAAGTAGATTTATCAACCGCTTGGGATTTATCTACGGCAGGAACTGTGGTGCAAGGTGCGCCAGCAGTAGGTAGTATAGTTAGGGGTATTCGTTTTAGTTCAGATGGTACAAAAATGTATTCTTCTGATAGGCCTAACAAGCAAATTGAACAGTTTAACTTGTCTACTGCTTGGGATATTTCTAGTTCTTCTGCAAGTAGTACACCAAGCCAAACATTTAATGTGAGTAGTCAAGCAACACAACCTGCAATATATGCATTTAACCCTGATGGTACAAAAATGTGGGTTGTAGATGCAGGTACAGATAACATTTACGAATACTCTCTTTCAACAGCTTGGTCAGTTTCAAGTGCGTCTTATTCATCAATAAGTTTTAATTTAAGTTCTCAGAGTTCTACCCCTATTGGCGGGCAGTTTAAATCAGATGGTTCTAAGATGTATATAGCAAGTAATAACAATGGCAACCTCTACCAATACTCAACTTAAAATAGGAGAAAACATGTTATTAGTTAAAACATCAAACGGAGGAGTAGAGCAATTTCCATACACGCTCGGAGACCTTCGCCGTGACAACCCGCAGACCAGCTTTCCAAAGAAGATTGGTGATGCAATTCTAGCCTCATACGGCATTTACCACGTTATGCCTGAGACTCAACCTGAGTACGACAATCTGGTGCAAGTTCTTGTGCGTGATGCTGAGCCTCACAACAATGAGACAGCCGTCAATGAAGACGGAGAGACCTACAGAACAGGTCGCTGGGTGATTGGCTACACTGCGGAGAACAAACCTCAAGATCAGGCAGAGGCTAATGTTCGCAACAATCGTGACAGCCTTTTAGCAGACACAGACTGGATGGCCCTATCAGATGTCACCATGTCAACCGAAATGAGTGCCTACCGTCAGGCGCTTAGAGATGTAACGAGCCAAGCTGGTTTCCCTTACAATATAACTTGGCCTACAAAGCCGTAAATTAAAGGAGATTAGTATGGGTAAAAAGGATGAAACTAATTAAATGAGCTTTGGTGTATCTTCATTTTCGGCTACTCCCTTTTCATCCTACAGGGAAGTAATTAATTATGGTAGTATTAAGAATACTTCAGCACAATTAAATCAAATACTAACTAGCTTATGTAGTGCATCAGCAACTAAACCATTTGCATCAAATATACTGCTAGTTTCAAGTGCAAACGTAAGTGCTGGTAATCAATTTACTGTAAATGTTCAGTTAAATGTTACATCTAATACATTTGCAATCGCTAAAGAAAAGTGGGAACAAGAATTAAAGACAACTGAAATTTGGACTGACGCAACGCCAACAACTGAAACATGGACACCAGCCTAATGTTGCAAACTTTCATAATTTACGGCATTGTACCAAAGCGCAATTGATGCTATAAATCAGGAAAGTGAAAAAGCTAAATTTAGTGGTTCTGGCCTTCGCATGAAAATAAAAAGTTACTAATATTTTATACAAAAGGATAATAAAATGGCAAATATTGGAAAAACAGAACCAGCATATGATATGGCTGCTGTTACCGCAAGTGATACTGCTGACATAACCCCGACACGCGGAGTTTATATTGGTGGTGCTGGTGATTTAAAGGTGGATACTGCGGGTGGTACAACAATAACATTAAGCGCAACCGCAGCAGGTTCTATCTTGCCTATATCGGTAAAAAGAATTTATGCTACTGGGACAACCGCGACAAACATTGTTGCTCTATATTAAGAGGTCACTATGCAGATTGGTCTAGGTTTATCAATTACGGCTCAACTACGCTTTGGGTCGTCTTTATCTTCATACGCAGTAAACGACTTTGACCCATCCCTAGTGTTTGACTTTACGAAAGACTACTTCCGCACAGCAGGAACAGACACCACATTCGACAGCGCCATCACACACGCAGCCACGACCAATGCGACGATGGTGGACAGCGATGGATTGCTCAAGTGGCGTCCGCATAATCTGGTGCAGTATTCATCTATAACAAACAATTGGGGTAGGTCTGGCTGCACAATAACTCCAAACTCTGGCTTAGATAGTTACGGAAACACGACACTAGGGCTGGTTACAGGAACAGGTGGAGCAACGACCCAGATTAGGGCAAATATGGGGACAACCGAAGCTCTAGGCGTTAGCCATACGGTAGAGTTTGAGTTCAGACCTGTTGATTGTGATTTTGCAGTAGTTTCCCATAGCGACGGTGTAAGTGGTTTGTTTGTTTACTTTGATACTGGTACTGGAAGTGTAACAAGCGCTACCTCTGGTACGAATGGTGATTTGTGGACGCTTATCTCAAGTGAATTGGTGTTGATTAGTACTGGCCTTTGGAGGTGTAAGTTTGAGTATTCCCAGACGAAAGACACGACGCCTATGCACTACGTGTATCTGTCTGATAGAGCAAGCACCATCCCCGCCAGCGGTCCGTATAGCGGCTACATCGGCAACTATCGAGCCTACCGCTCCGACCTAGGCGGCATGGTCAACAACCCTGACCGTGGTGATAGCTACGTCCCAACAACAAGTTCTGCTGTTTACCTACCTCGTGTAGGCCACCACATCTACAATGGTAATGCTTGGGTGAACGAAGGCGTACTCCATGAGAGTGAAGCTAGGACTAACTTGGTGACGTATTCAAATGATTTTAGCCAATGGTCCGTGCCAGCTATGGCAACCGGAGGACAGGCCAATTCACTCACAGGCGAGTCAGATGCAACCCTCCTTGAAACTACTGGGGGGATTAACAAAACTAACCTTGCTGTATCTAGTATAAGCAACCTTCAGGTAACTATGAGCGTTATTGCAAAGGCAGGTACCGTTGATTGGCTCCTTTTCTTTGACAATGATTACGGGGGTAGTGGCGCTTGGTTTGACCTCGCGTCTGGTGCATTAGGCACTGTTCAGACTAATGCAAGCGCAAACATAGAAGACCTTGGGGGCGGGTGGAGAAGATGCTCTATTACATTCCAAAATGCTAGTACATACACACCTAGCCCCCTTATAGAAGTTGTGTCAGCGAATGGTGATAGCGGTGCAACAAATGGTGAGAACATATACATCTACGGCGTACAGTTTGAAGTCGGCTCAACCCCATCAAGCTACATCCCAACATCAGGATCAACTGTAACAAGGGCGGCTGAGACATTAACTGTCCCTGCGGCTAACATGCCTTGGCCTACACTTGTGTATACCAGTGGTGAGCTGGTTACTAATGGGACGTTTGATACTGATGTAAGCGGGTGGAGTGGTCTGACTTGGCTGGCGGGAGGGACTGCTGAAGGCATATTGGGCGACCAAACACTTGTGACTACTGTGGGGGGACTCTACAAGGTCACCTTTGATTATTTGTCAAACACAGGTCCATCAAACGCTCTTATTCGCATCACGAATGGGACGACCAATGCAATTCTAAAAGACTTAATTATCGCAATAGCAGGCCCATACACGACTTATGAAATGTTTTTTGTGGCCACTTCTACCGATACAATTATTACGTTGAGGTCGCTTGGAAACTCCACCGTTGAGTGGGACAACATCTCCGTCAAAGAAATGAACCCTCTTTCTGTGTCTATCCAGATGGACGGCAAGATGACGTATGCTGATACTGGTTCCGTTGGTGAAGCAGTTCCTTTTAGATGGTTTAAAGATAGTAATAATTTTATTTTAAACTATATGCGAACCGATAGTACAAGGAGTGGTTCGTCTTACTTTCAGCAGGAAGCATTGAATGTGTCTGTAGCTGTTGAGTCTGTAATAAACTTGTACTCCCCAGACATCAACGTACCATTCAACATCGCATCTCGCCACGGCTCAACCTTCATCAACGGTGCAGTTAAGGGTACAGCATTAACAGCTAACACAACCCCTACGTCACTGCCTGACCTTTCAGCTACAGACTTAACTCTTGGTAGCACCTTCATGGGTACAATAGGTAAGTTCAGAGTGTGGTCAGATGATCTAACGGATACTGGCATAGAGGAGGCTTCAACATGACTGAAGAATTAGAAACAGAAATAATTAAGACTGACTTCTACCTCAAGTTAGCTAATGAAGCTGCAATGCCATCAGTCTTGTCACACTTCTACAAGCAAGACACTGAAACAACAGTAGACGAGGAGACAGGCGAGGAGACTACCACAAACGTAGGTGATCCTTACCTAGTGCCAAACACATCTGACTATGCAATCGACGTTGTAGGTACTCTACACGAGCCTACAGGGGCAACCCTGACAGATGATGAGGGCATGGAGTATCCTGAAATGCAAGCTATGACAGGCTGGCATGTTAATATTAGATTAGTAGGTGATGCAGTTAGAGAAACTGTAGAGGCACTAGATACATCACACGGGGTAACACCTGAAACACCAATGAGAGTTTGGTTATAGGAGACTGAATAATGGCTGATACGACGACAACCACATATAGCTTAGTTAAGCCAGAAGTCGGTGCATCTGAAGATACTTGGGGTACTAAAATAAACACCAACTTGGATAGCGTTGATAATTTACTGGATGGGACAACTGCAATAAGCCCAAACTTAACAGCGTTAAAGATTGGCGGGGCTACAGTCACAGCATCCGTCACTGAATTAAACAAGTTAGACGGCGTCACAGCCACAACTGCTGATATTAATTTGCTAGATGGCGTTACAGCTACAACTGCTGAATTAAATTATGTTGACGGTGTTACAAGTAATATACAGACGCAGCTTGATACAAAGTATGTATCCACAACCCAAGCCGAGGCAGTTTGGGAGGCAGGTACTAGCACAACTGAAAGCATTGTTTCGCCAGCTAAAGTTAAGTCTGCTGTTCAGGCTTTAGTACCTGATAGTCTAGGTGTTAATCAAACTTGGCAAAATGTATTGAGTAGTAGAGCGCAAGGAACATCTTATCAAAACACCACAGGTTCTCCTATTATGGTTGCAGTTAGTTTTAACTACGCGGGGAATACTTATTATAACTTTGAGGTATCAACAAATAACTCTACTTGGATTATTCTTAACACAAACATTGCTTCAGACTCTACTGGCGTACCAGAGTTTACCACTGTTATACCTAATAGCACTTACTACAGATATAGAAGAACTAGCGGTAGTGGTAGTATAGGTATATGGGTTGAGCTAAGATAATGGAGACTGATAATCATTACGTTGGAGGCTTATAATGCCACTAATACCGCTAGATATACCACCCGGCATTTACCGAAACGGTACTGAATTACAATCGTCAAATCGTTGGCGAGACAGTAATTTAATACGTTGGGTTGATGGCACTATGCGTCCAATTGGTGGCTGGCGTACTCGATCTGATACTGCGGCGGATGCAAAGGTTCGTGGTTTACTTACGTGGGTCGCCAATGACCAAAGCAGATATATTGTTGGCGGCACGTATAATAAATTGTATAGTTGGACTTCTGCTGGAGTGCGACACGACATAACCCCAGCAGGATTTACATCAGGCAGAGAAACAGCAGAAGCATTTACAGGGTATGGCGGTAGTTTCTATGGTAATTATGCATACGGCGTAGCAAGGCCAGACACGGCAAGAACACAACCTGCTACAACT